GGTGTGCATCGTGGGTGGTAACACAACGTGGTGTAAACATAATAAATGTAAATAAAATATAAATGGAAAGTGGTGAGCCAAAATTAATTTATGTAGATATTGATGGTACCATATGTAATTCAGATAATGGATATGTTAATGCAATCCCTATCGTAGAACATATTGAAAAAATAAATAAGTTATTTGATGAAGGCCACACCATTATATATTGGACAGCTAGAGGTGGGCATAGCAAAGTAGATTACACTGAATTAACCACAAAACAATTAGAAGAGTGGAATTGTAAATTTCACAATTTAATCATGAATCAAAAACCAAGTTATGATTTATTAATTTGTGATAAAACTAAACGAATTGAAGAAATATGAATATATGGGTAAATGGGTGTTTTGACATCATACATAGCGGCCACATAGATTTATTATGGTATGCGAAAAGATTTAAATCACATGATAATAAGTTAATTGTTGGTTTAGATGAAGATGAACGAATAAGACTAACTAAAGGTAAGAATAGACCAATTAATAATATTCTGGAACGTATTAAGATAATGGAAAATTTAAAAATGGTTGATGAAGTGGTTACATTTAACAGTGATGATGAATTAAAAAATTTAATACTAGAGTATAATATAGATTATATAATTATTGGTGACCAATATAAGGATAGAAAGATTATAGGTAGAGAAAATTCAAATTTTGGTATCCATTTATACCCAGTAAATGAATATTCAACTACAAATATAATAAATAAAATAACAAATAATGGTGATTAAAGAAACTAAGAAAAGAAGTATATTCAAATCTATTTCATGGAGGGTGGTAGCAGTGATTAATTCATGGACTGTGTTGTGTTTTAACTTAATTGATTCTAATTTATGGAATGCAATCATAATGAATATCAGTGGGTTTTTATTATTTTATATATTTGAAAGAATTTGGAGCAATATAACTTACGGTAGATATTATGAAAATTAAAATAATAAATGATTCAGAAAATTAAAAATATAATAAGGGAAGACCTTAAAGTTAAAACTAGAATGATTAGGGACGAGGTTTTGGTAGATAAAATTAATCAAATAGTTTTAGTCTGTCACCAAGCATTATCCAGAGGTAATGCAGTTTATTGGTGTGGAAATGGTGGTTCTGCCGCAGATGCACAACATTTGGCCGCAGAATTATCAGGTAGATTTTATTACGATAGGGACCCATTACCTTCGGATGCTTTACATTGCAACACATCTTATATTACAGCAGTAGCCAACGATTATCATTATGATATAATTTATTCAAGACTTATAAAAGGTATTGGTAAAAAAGGAGATGTATTAATCGGTTTATCAACATCAGGTAAATCAAATAATGTTGCCAATGCTTTCAACACAGCAAAACATATCGGAATGAGAACAATCGGTTTCACAGGTGAACAAAGTAATAAATTTGAATTCGTTTGTGATTTAGTATTAAACATTCCAAGTAGTGACACCCCAAGAATTCAAGAAGGTCATATGTTATCTGGACATATAATTTGTCAACTATTAGAAGAAAAATTATTCCCAAAAAAATGATATTAGTAATTTACGGAACAAGACCAGAATACATAAAAATTAGACCGCTTCTTAAGCAGTTTAGAGAAGAAAGTATTTTATATAAAACACTTTTCACTGGGCAACACAAAGATTTATTAGATGCTGAATTAACAGAAATTGATAAAGCTGATTATGTTATAGATATATCACCGTCTTTAGGTAATAGATTAAATGATGTGGTCAAATCATGCCTTTCAACCCCAGAACATGTTTTTCAAGGAATAACACATATTTTAGTTCAAGGAGATACATCATCAGTAGTTGGATTAGCATTGAATGGTTTACATAGAAAAATACCAGTAATTCATTTAGAAGCTGGATTAAGAACCAACGATTATAATAATCCTTACCCAGAAGAAAATAATAGAAGGATTGTTTCTACCATAGCACAAATACATTTATGCCCAACAAGTTTAAATTACCGTAATTTAGAAGAAGAAAATATTTTAGGTAATAAATTCATTGTGGGTAATACTGTCTTAGATGAAATGTTAGAATATAGAAAAAACATGGAATACCAAGACAAGATTCTCGTTACTTTACATAGAAGGGAAAATCATGATAAAATGGATAAATGGTTTAAAGAATTAGAAGACTTGGCTCTATATCATCAAGATTTGAAATTTATTTTACCGATTCACCCAAACCCCAATGTAACAAAACATAGACACATATTAAAAAGAGTTAACGTAATTGAACCGTTGAGTAGGGATTCGCTTTTAGAATTACTATCTAAATGTAAAATGGTAATAACTGATAGTGGTGGCATTCAAGAAGAATGTTCTTTCTTAAATAAAAAATGTTTAGTATGTAGAGAAACAACTGAAAGACCAGAAGTATTAGGTTTATCAAGCTTTATTGTTAAATCCCCAGATAATTTATTTGACTTATTTAATACACATTTGAACGATTATAAAATAGAAATTGAATCACCATATGGTGATGGTAAAGCATCGGAAAAAATTTGTAAAATATTAAAGAATTATGGAGTATAAGGTATTGGTGTTAGGTGATGGATTACTAGGTTCCGAATTGATTAAACAAACTGGTTGGGATTATTTATCTAGGAAGAAAAATGGTATTGATATTAAAGATTTCGATTCGTGGAAGCATAATATGTTAAATTACGATATAATCATAAATTGTATTGCTGACACAAATACCTATTCCAATGAAAAAGAATCACATTGGAACACCAACTATAAATTTGTTGATTATCTAATTACCTTTTGTAATAAAACAGGGACCAAACTTGTCCATATTTCAACTGACTATGTTTATGTAAATTCCATTGCTGATGCATCAGAAAATGATGTGCCAGTACATTCAAGTAATTGGTATAGTTATACCAAGCTTTTAGCCGATGGTTTAATTGAGCTTAAATGTGATAATTATTTGATTTGTAGGTGCAGTCATAAACCAACTCCATTTAAATATCCTGAAGCTTGGGTTGACTTTGTTGGAAACTTTGATTATGTTGATAAGATATCAAGTCTAATTATTGATTTGGTTAAGAAAGAGGCTAATGGTATTTATAATGTAGGGACTGAATTAAAAAATATGTATGAATTAGCCAATAAGACTAGAAAAATTTCTGGAATATTTAAACCAGAACATGTACCAGATGATGTCTCAATGGATATTAAAAAATTGAAAAAATGCTTAGATATTTAAAAAATAAAATGGCTATATTATCACTAGCTTTGTCTAGAGTTGAAAAACAATCCTTAAATCAAAAATCTGATGCTTTGGGCACCGAAGGTGCCATGGAACAAAGTTATCACCAAGGTATGTTAGCTGATGCCTTATTAAGGGGTGAAATCACTATGCCAGTAAAAGAATTAAGATGGCGTTTATACAAAGTATTAAGCGAATCAAAAAATAGAACAGCTAAAATAACGGGTTATGATAAAGATGGTTTACCAATAGTAGAAACATACACCATCGAGAAATATAAATTAGATAAGATAAAATGTGATAATTTTGACCCATATCCAGTTGAACTTGTGGTTAGTAATAATGATATAATGAAATCAACTTATGAGACTTTTAGTAATGAAAAATTAAAAGTTCATACTGAAAAAGAAATTGAAACCTTTGATGAAACCAATGAGATGTTTGATTTAGTATCTAATAAGAAATACACAACTAATAACTTTGGAGAAATAATTGAAGAGGAAGAGGAAGAGGAAAAAGAACCAACTAGAACATTGGGTCAAATTACTTTTGATGATATGGTGGCTACAATGAGAACTAAAAAGACTCTATATGTGCACAGGGAACTAAAACCAAAATTTGAAATTGAATATTATACTAAGAAGATGTTGGTTAGAACTATAAATGAAGATAAAAAATTATTGGAATTTTATTTATCTTCATATCCAGATGAATTTGATAGGAAAACACGATTATTAATTTCAGAAATTAAAAAAAGTATTAAAAACCCCAGAGCATCAGATATACTAGATATTAAAAAGGTTGGGTTTATTTCAGATAAGACAATTGGTTCAATCGATGGGTTAGAATATGAATATGAGATTAAACACTTTGATAAGATAGTAGAATTCAACGGACATTACGTTATTAAGTTTGTGGCTGAAGCGACAATAAAGGGTGAAAATATATTCGAAAAGTATAAATTAGCGGAATTAGAAAAGCGTTACGAAAATAAAGAAGCAAAAAAACGATAGTTTTTGTTTAGTTTTTAAAATTTGTAAGTATATTTAATGTGAGTTATCAAACAGCTCACATTTTTTTATGACAAAAAAACGAAACGGACAGGTACCACAAATTAGTGAAAAGGTGAGACCTGTAAATGAAATTTTACCAACTAAAGTAAGATTAAAGTGCAAAAACACCAAACAAAAAGACTTTGTAAATCTAATTAAAGAAAAAGAAATCGTTCTTTGTTCTGGCCCCGCTGGTGTTGGTAAGAGCTTCGTAGCAATCGCAGTAGCTTTAGAATTACTTCAAGACCCCACCAATTCATTTAATAAAATTTTAATAGTTAAACCAGCAATTGAAGCTGAAGAGAATTTAGGATTCTTGCCAGGTAATCTAAAAGAAAAACTAGAACCTTATTTAGCTTCATCAATTGATATCGTAGATAAAATAATTGGTGAAGATGCTAGAAGAAAATTAGAAGATTCTAAAGAATTAATGGCAGAACCTTTAGGGTTTATTAGAGGTAAAAGTATAGATAATTCAATCTTAATTGGTGAAGAAGGGCAAAATACATCACCGTCTCAAATGAAAAGCTTATTAACTAGAATTGGATATGGTTCAAAGTATATCATTTCTGGTGATATGGACCAATCTGATAGATATGATGATGCCACTAAAACAGGTTTATATGACGCAATGAATAGACATAGAAATATTGAAGAGATTGGTTTCTTTGAATTTGATGAAAACGACATTGTTAGGAACCCATTAATAACTAAAATGGTTAATAACTATAAAAAAACGAATAAAGATAAATAATTCTCAATTTTTATTTACTTTGAGTTATTTTTCATTAAACTAATACAATGAGAATAGGAATAACATTAAACGAAGTTATTAGAGACTTCATAGGACAATTAAAATATGTCTATGGGAAATACTACCAAAAAGATTTGGAAGATGTTGAAATAGAAGAATGGGATTTACTTAAATACTTTAAATTCCCTTCTGAAGAGAAACTAAACGAATTTCTTTATAGTGAGGCACCCATGGAGATTTTCGCACATGCGGACCAATTACATACGAACATTGGGCCTATATTAAATAGGTTTATTTCGGATATTAACGATGAAGAAGAACACGAGGTAATTATTATAAGTCGAGACGCTCATAAAAGCCGACCTTCAACACTTTTCTTTTTATCTAAATTAGGATTTACAGGTGATAATATAAGATTTGTCATGGACACTTCTAAAAAATGGGATGGTATTGATATTTTAGTAACAGCCAACCCGATAGCTTTAGAAGCTAAACCAGAAGGTAAAATATCCGTAAAAATAAAAACTTCTTATAACAAAAACTCTAAAGCCGATTACGAGCTGGAAAATATTTTAGAATTTGTTAATGATGAAGAAACATTTAATAAAATTATAAACAATGATTAAATTATTCGGTGAACATTATTTTATAGACTTTGAAGAATTGGATAACTTCTTACTTTTAGATAAAGATGAGAAAGATAAAATAACAACAACCAAAACAACAGAAACTTTTAATGACCATGGAAAGTCTTCTGGTGTTGTTGTAGAAAATAAAGAACACATAAAACATAAAGAAATTAATGGAGTTAAATTTGAACTAGTTAGAAGTTTTATATCCGACTTGGGAGATGAACAAGAAGCTGATTCAATGTTAGCATCAAATAGCTTAAAAGAAACAAGTGTTAGATTTAAATTAGCTTTTAACACTTTATTAATATATGGTATACTTAAAAAAATGGATTAAAAATGGAAAATAAACAAGAAAAAATTTTAGAATTTGTTGAAAGAATTGATAATAATGACTTCGGTTTTTATTTCTTTACTTTGGACACAAAAGGGAACCCACTTGCTGGGATTGCCAATATTTATGAACACGTAAAAGTCTTAAATGAATTAGGTTATAAGGCTTATATTTTACATGATAAAGATGATTATCACGGTGTCGGTGAATGGTTAGGCGAAAGTTACGCTAAATTACCTCACGTATCAATAGAAAAAAAAGAATTAAATTTAAGTCCTATTGATTATTTGATTATCCCAGAAATATTCGCTAACGTGATGGAATCTGTTAAAGATTTCCCATGTAAAAAAATTGTACTTTCACAATCATATAATGCTATTCTAGAATTATTAAGAATAGGTGAAAGATGGGATTTTACTTATGGATTTAGAGATATAATAACTACAAGTCAAAAACAAGGTGATTACATTAAAAGATTATTCCCAAGTGTGATTAACCATATTATCCCACCATCAATTCCTGATTATTTCAAACCGAGTAACAAATTGAAGAAACCGATTATCTCTATTTTAACTAGAGACCAAAAATCAGCATTAAGGATTATTAAATCATTCTACTTACAATATCCTATGTATAAATGGTTATCATTTAGGGAATTAAGAGGGTTGCCTAGAAAAACATTTGCAGAACAATTAGGGCAATCCTGTTTAGCTGTATGGGTTGATGACATTTCAAGTTTTGGTACGTTCCCATTAGAATGTATTCAATCTGATACACCAGTTGTTGGTAAAATCCCTGATATGGTACCAGATTGGATGGAAGATGAAGGTTCAACCACATCAAACATTAAATTAAAAAATAATGGTATTTGGACCAACGATATTTTAGCAGTCCCAACATTGATTGCTGACTATATGAGGGCTTGGTTAGAAGATTCGATTCCTCAAGAATTTATAGATGGAATTAATGCATCTAAAGACCAATTTACTGAAGAAATTGTAAATGAGAAAATAAAGAATGTTTACGGAAACTTCGTTCAAAAAAGAAAAGAAGAATTTGAAACATTACTAAAAATAGAAGAAAAAACCAAATAAGATGAAAGAAGAAAATCAAATAAGTATAATTATCCCAGTATTCAATGCTGATGAAACCTTTTTAAAGAGAGCAATTCTTAGTGTTTCTAAACAAATAGTAACACCAGATGCGTTAATTTTAGTTGTTAAAAAAGACTCTGATGATGTAAAATTAGTAGAAAAATTAACAAAAGAGATAAAAGTGCTTAATTATCAGATAGTTATTAATGAAGGCAATACAAATTTTCAAGCCCAATTAAATTTAGGTGTAAAAGAATGTAAAACCGATTGGTTTATATTTCTTGAGCAAGATGATGAATTGGCCAGAATATGGGTTAATAATGTAATCGACTATAGATTGGACCAACCGAATGTTAATATCTTTTTACCAATGGTATTAGATGTAACACCAGCGGACCAATTTTTGAACTTTACAAATGAAGCCGTTTGGGCATCCCAATTCTCTGATGAACTTGGAATTTTAGACAATGCATCTTTATTAAGATATCAAAATTTTAATATCGATGGTATGGCAGTACTTAAAGAAGCCTACGAAGAATATGGTGGGCTTAAAGAAAGTATGAAATTAAGCTTTATCTATGAATTCTTATTAAGAATGACCCATAACCCATGTAGAGTTATGGTAATACCTAAATTAGCGTACAAACACGTAAACGAAAGAGAAGGTAGTCTTTGGAGTACATATAAAAAAGAACTTTCCCTAGATGAATCAAGATGGTGGTTAAGTTTGGCTAAGAAAGAATGTTATCATCTTGATGATAGAAACATTCTTTACAAAAAAAAGGACTAAGTATTAATGACTAAACGAAGAGGTCGTAAAAGAAAAAATGGTTTATATTTTGGTGCAGTACAAGAAAAAGCAGTTGTAGAATTTTTAAATGAAGAAGACCCAGCAATTAGAAATAAAATTTATAATGAGCATTTAAGAGATGCATTTGACACCATGATTGATTCAATCATTAGACGTTATAAATTATATAGAAACAGCTATTCATTTGAAGCTATTCACAGTGATACTTTATCATACCTTATACTGAAAGCAGATAAATTCGATTCCAGTAAGGGTAAACGTGCCTATTCTTATTATGGTACCATATGTAAACATTATCTTTTAGGTTTATTAATAAAGGACGATAAACAGTTAAATCAAATGGCTGATTTCGATTCTTCAATGTCAACAATACATAAACAAGACGATTATGTATATTCATTACCCGAAAGTGATTACGGGTTATCTGATTTAATAGACACTATCATAGAAGAACTTAAAATAGAACTTAAAACCAATGAAAATGATAGTAAGAAGAAGTTAACTGAAAATGAAAGAAAAGTAGGTGAAGCGTTAGTTGATATACTTAGTGAGTGGGAAAACCTATTTGAATCTTTACAAGGTGGTAGTAAATTCAATAAAAATATGATTTTAGCTACCATTAGGGAAAACACCAACCTTGTAACTAAAGATATTAGACTTGCAATGCGTAGGTATAAAAATATTTACAACCTAATCAAAGAAGATAAAATAGATAAGGGTTATTTGTAATAAAAGCCTAAAACCACCTATTTATAATAAAAAGATATATTATGCCCAGAGCCACAAAACAAAAAATAGAAATTAATAACAGCAATTCTCTTCAGAATATAATGCAAGAAGTTTACAATAATGCTTGCGGTATGATTCAAGATGCTCAAAAAGTAATCAATGAAGTTGATTCTGGTTCATCACCAGAAGATGTTGATGATTGGGTTAAAATAGCCAAAGCAAAAACAGACGCTTTAAAACTTAAGGATTCAGCAATAAAAATCAAATTAGATGTTGGTAAATTACAAAGTGATATCATTAAACATAATGGTGATATTGCTGCGGCAGTTGGTAATAACCAAGAAATTGTTAGTAAAGATAGTTTTGCCAGAATTAGAGAAATGGTTAACAATAGAGACTCAAAATCTGAATAAAATTTTATAATGGATGTTACTAGAGAAAAATCTAATGTATTCGGTCAAATAGCTGCATTAAGGGTTTCCAGCGAAGGTTACCCTAAAATGTCTTTGCTGAATTCTCTAGAATCCATATCCCAAAAAACAAATAGCTTAGATTTCCTAATAGACTTACACAAGGCTTTAATTGGTTTCGAATCACTTAAAGAATCTTTAGTAGAAGTATTAACATATAATTTAGAAGAAATTGAATTAGAGATTAAAAAAGCACTTAAAAAATCTTTAAAATCTATGGTTAGTTGTAGTATAAACCCTTCTATACCACAAGACTTCATTGATAATGGAATTACATTAGAATTAAATAAAATTGATTTACTTGATATCTTTAAAGTAGACCCTTTATCTAGTGCTGGTAAATTATTTTATGATGATAGGGAAAGTTTATTAAATAGTACCGACTTCAACACATACTTGTATAACACAATCCAAGATAATGGTGGAACCAACGCTTGGGGATTACAAACAACTAATAATGAAATCCTTCAAATAAGATTTGATGAAAATGGGTCAGACGCTAACTCACCTAACAATACTATAAACGTAAAACCAAGTGATTATTACAGTAACACAGCATACAATAGAAAATTACCAGATTTAAATAATGATTATATTGATAGTATAAAGTTATTCAATCCTCAAAAATTGATTAACAATATTATTGAATCTATTTTTGGCACTCTTAGTATACACATAGGTAAAAGCAAAGAACAAATAAAAAATGAGATTAGAATTGAAGATATTATCAATAGGATTATAAATACTGATGAAGAAATCGTTATCGATGATAGTTATTTTCTTTTTAGCAACGAAGAAATAAGTTCAATTGATTATAGAGCTGAGATTAGAAGACAAGGTAAAACTATAATAACCACTTGCGGTAATGTCGAATCAACAGTATCTATTGAAAATTTATCTAATTTAAACGATGAATTAGATGATTTAAATGATGAACCTAATACTCCACAATTAATTGAAATAACCAACACTATAGTTAAAAGCGGTTTAGACACATTAGCTGATAATTCAGCCGATAATGTGAATGAAAAAGATAAGTTAAATATTAAAATTAATTTTATTGAAAAAATGTTAAAACATTTGATGTCAGCAATAGTGAATGTAATCTTATCACCAAAATTAATTATAATATTAGCCGTAAATCATGCTATTGTTTATGGTGAAACATTTAATAATACAGAAGACTTTATTAGTAAAAATAGAAGTTTAATTACTGAAGTTTTAAAAACTATTAGAAATGCGGTAATCGCTATTTTAATGGAAAAGATATTAAAACAAATAAAAATTTTAGTAACAGATAATATAATAAAAACTCAAATTGAAAGAGTTAAATTTAAAAAAGCTCAGACAGCTAGTTTAGTAGGTATACCAACTGACTTACTTAGACAAATATCTGGATTAATAACTTAAATTATGGCACAAGCAAGTTCAATGACAAACGTTATAAATACGCTAAAAGCAGCTTTCTCTGTACCTAGAACACCAATAGAGAGCATACCACCTCAATTACTTTTGGTTGGTGCTAGATTAAGACCAGGTTTAAGTTCTAGAAATGTAGCCGCTAGAGTTATAGCTAGACAATCAGAAACTGGTGCGCCAGTAGGTGATATTTTTTCTGAAAATTCCAACGTTATGGAATCAATGATTGTTGTAATTGTTGAAGAGGTAATCAGTGCTTTACAGTTAGATGCTAAAATAGAAATTGTTGTTCCACCTGGTGTTCAGGTAACCACAACAGGTTTAGGTAATATGGGTGGCCCTGTTATAAGTCAAGGCGCAACAACAGCGATAGCTAAAGGTGAAGGCGTAATTAGATAATTATGAATTACGAAGAAATGTCAAATACAGAGATAATTACTATTCATATAGAAATGAATGAAGAATATGAGGCTATCAAAACCCAAATCCTTCAACTCGTAGAAAAAATGGATAGAATGGATGTTGAATATGCTAAAGGAAAAGCAGTTTTAAATAAAAGATTACAAAGATAATGAGTAATAAATATGCATATGGTGGTGGCAGTATATATAATAAAGGCTCTAAGAGGCGTTTAGAGAGCACTATATACTATTATGGCAAGGTTGTGTCCAATTTTGATGAAGTGGGCGCAAATCGCATTAAAGTGCGTATTACTGGCGTTGATGACACTATTGTTAACGATGAGTTAACCTACGCATTCCCAATGTTGCAAAAATTCTTTCATGTTGTACCAAAAGTAGGTGAAACTGTTTTGGTATTTATTCCAGATAGTAGAAATCCTTTCATTGATAGATTATATTTAGGCCCAATTATTTCTCAACCGCAAAATTTATTAAAAGATAGTGAATTATTTTCTTCTAAATCAACTTTAAGTAGTGGAATAAAACAAGCTCAACCAGCACCGTTTACCATACCTGAAAATAAAGGTGTTTACCCTAATATAACCGATATCGCCATTCAAGGTAGAAACAATTCTGATATAATTCTTAAAGAAAAACAAGTATTACTTAGAGCTGGACAATTTGATTCAAATATATCAAAAGGAGAAATTCCTAAATTCAATTTAATAAATCCATCATATATTCAAATTAAGCATGATGTGGTATTGGTTGAAAAAACGGAAAATAGGGCTACCGAATTTGGTGGTACCATAAACGTGGTGAGCAATAAAATTAATTTATTGACTCATAAAAATGGAACACCAAGATTTAAATTGAATAACCAAGATGATATGGTTACTGATGAAGAAATTCAAAAGATTATAAATGAAGCACACCCATTGGTCTTTGGCGATAACTTAATCGATTTTATAAAAATATTAATAAACGCATTCACAAATCATGTGCATGCATATCCAGGTATGAAACCACAAGACCTTTCTGGTTCTAATGATATTGATAAATTGCTTGAATACAATTTACAATCATTACTATCTAAAAATATACGGATTAATTAATATTATTAGATATTTATTATAAAAACAAGTAATGGTAATAAGAACATATTTTGACAGGAACAATACTTTAGTGTATAACCAAACTACAAACACTGGTAAAAATCCTGTAGCTGAATTATTTTATGGTGGTGTTCCAGAAACGAAAAATCCACTATTCACAAGATATATTTTTCAATTCGATACTTCAAGAATTGAAGGATTTAGGTCAAAAGGTATGTTCCCAGATTTATCTAAAATAACCCACACTCTTAGAATGACCAACACAAGTACATTTGATGAAACTTTATTGGGAAAAGAAACAGGTGATGGTAAAGATAGAAATTCTTCATTCAACTTAAACTTATTCGCAGTAAATCAAGATTGGGATGAGGGTATTGGTTATGATTTTGCTGGTCAAAAATATTTTTCATTATCTGATGCAACAGTATTAAGTAATGCCGCATCAAATTGGGGTGAAGCTCAAACTGGAACCGATTGGAGTAATAGTGGTGTATTTAGTGCTTGGACAGGCATAACTATTTTAGCCACACAACATTTCGAAGATGGTAATGAAAATCTTGAAATTGATATTACTAATATTGTAAATGCTTACTTAACAGGTGGTACAAATTATGGTTTGGGTTTAGCATTCGATGAAGGTATGGAAATATCCATTGAAGATAATCTAAAATATGTCGGTTTCTTTACCAGACATACACAAACATTCTATGAGCCTTATATAGAAACAAGATATGCAGATTCTATCATAGATAATAGAGGTAATTTTTACTTAGATAAACTTAACAAACTTTATTTATATGTTAATTTAGGTGGCGTACCAACTGATGTAGATTCTATGTCAGGCATGGGCGTAACTATTTTAGACAATGCTGGTGAAACTTTTTCATCATTTACAAGTAGTGACATCACTCATGTAACTCAAGGAGTATATTCAATTGAATTATTGGTACCTACCACAAATGTTGGTTGTGTATTATATGAAGATATTTGGACTGGAGTAACCATCAATGGAATTACTAGACCAGCCATTGAATTAGAATTTGAGTTGAAATCTGCTGATGGTTATTATAACATCGGTTCTGATTCTTCAGTACCTAAACAGTTCACTTTTAACGTTTCAGGTATTAAAGATAAAGAAAAAATCAATAGGGGTGATATAAGGAAAGTTAGAATTATGGCTAGAGTTCCTTACACAACAAACCAACAAGAAGTGTTGGATTCATTAGAATATAGGCTATATACCAGAGAAGGTAAAGCTGAATATACAGTTATTGATTATGCGCCAGTAGAATTGGCATTTAACTACAATTATTTCTTATTAGATACAGCTAGTCTTGTCCCAACAAGATACTACTTAGATGTTAAAGCAACATCAAGCTACGAAGTGACCACAACTAAAAATATTATTAGTTTTGACATTACGAGCCAAGTAGATGAAAGAAAGGGTTAAAATAGAAGATTCTAAATGTATCAACACTAAATGTCCAATAAATCAATATTGCTACACTTACAATAATTCAGCAACCAAAATAGTTTGGTTCGACTTCTTTTATATTAACAAAAACCACATGGGTTGTGATTTTTATTCAAAATTATAGTTTACTTATTTGAAATTTTAGGTTCATAATTAAGCTTTGAATATTTTATTTCTAAGTCCAGAAACATCAATTTCTTTATCTTCAATTTCTAATGCCTCAATTTTTATTGGGGTATTTTTAAATAGAGTGATTTCTCTTTCATCTTCACCAATTTGCGGGTCTATATTGGCTATAATAGTTTGATTCCAATCAACATAACTTTGATTTATTGAAGTTTGAATTTTAATTCGTTTTCCAGCACCACCCCAATGAGCCTCAGCCGAATTTTTATCAAAGGACCAATATCTGCCTAAACGTTTAGCTTCTCTAGGTAATGATTGAATCCATTTATCATCAACAGTCATTTCACGCCAAATGGTGATTATATCACCATCAATATAATCTTGAATATCACTTATAAATTGCTCAATTCTATATTCAACTTCATATGTTATCCATTGTTTAAATCTATCCAATTCAAGGATTTCATCTTCATCCATATCCATCAAGGCTTCTTTTTCTTCTGAGTTTAGATTATAATCATCTTGCATTTCATATTTAAACATCGTTACAGGTGTTTCCGTAGAACTAGATAACCACGAATCAACGATTTTCTTAACATTAAAGTCTTGTAATGAAATGTTTGAAATGGGCATTTCATTCATTAAACCTTCCCTTAATAACTTTTTAATTGATTGTGACATACTATAAATAGTTTATTCCCCATAATTGTTTACATTTTTTTATTTTTTCATATATTTATTTATAACGTGATTGAACTAGCGTGTTAGTCTTGAGTCGCAAATCGACTTTAGAGTTATCCAAAAGGTAACGAAAATATTAGCACATTAATTTTAAATTAAAAAGTAATTATGACAATTAAAACAATTTCGGATAAAAATCCGACAGCTAATCTTGCTATCAATAGAAGTAGGATTAAAAAGTATGGGAAGAATAAGAGTATTCCTTCATACTATTTAGAAAAGGGACAAGAGTTCCAAATCGAACTGTACAATCCAACTCAGGAAAAAGTACTTACAACAATCAAATTAAATAACAAACCGATTTCAGGTGGCTTAGTTTTAAGACCAGGTGAACGTGTATTCCTTGATAGGTTTTTAGACACAAACAAAAAGTTTCTATTTGATACCTATAAAGTGGATAATACCAAATCTTCACGAAAAGCTATTGAACCTAATGGTGACGTAGAAATCGCATTCTTTAAAGAAATCCAAATTCAACCTTTTATGAGTTATGCTAGTGGTACCGTAACATTAGATTGGACGGATAATAGTACTGGTAATATTGGTAATTCATTTATAACCACCAATGGTAATGTTGGTATAGGAACAACTACTGACTTAAAAAATGTACTTTCTACCAATACTGGTGGAGTTACATTTTCAGGGCCAGCTGTTACAAATAGTGTTAACTGTAGTTATAACTTAAGTGATGTGGGTCAAGATTTTTATATTCCTGTTAGGGGTGTATTGAAGGGTTCTACTTTTGCAAAAGCTTTAAAATCTAGAGCTAGAAATGTAACACCTACTAAAATTGAAACTGGTAGAGTTGAACAAGGTTCAAAATCAGACCAAAGTTTATGTGAAGCAACTGGTGAATTCGAAACAAGTTCATTTCATGTTGTTAGGTATAAATTATTACCTAAATCACAAGAGAAACTTAGTACAAAGGATTACTACACAAAATATTGTAGTGATTGTGGTGCTAAATCTAAAACAAAGTTTTGCCCATATTGTGGAGCTAAACAATAATAACTTAGTTTAATCACGTTTTTAATAACTAATTGGTTATTGCCTTGTTTATATAAAAAAAAATTAGTATAATTAGGTATATATCCATAAAAACTTAAAAATTATAGAAAAAATGAAAAAAATCACAAATTTAATTATTGTAGACGCAAGCTCTAGTATGAACAGCAAAGTCGAAGAAATAAGAGATGGCTTAAAATCACTTTTAAAAGATATCAGAAAAGATATGAAAGATAACAAAGGTGAAGCAAAAATAAGGACAATCGTAACTCAGTTTGCGAGTGCTGGTAGTTTTAGTGTATTGTTAGATACTAAAAAGAGAAAAGAAGTAACTTATGAGAGTGCTGAAAATTACAAACCAGATGGAATGACAGCTCTATTAGACGCTGTTGGTCAATCATTTGCGTTGGTAGGGAAAAAACAAGATGGTGTTTTCGTAAGTATCTTAACAGATGGTGAAGAAAACGATTCTAAAGAATTTACTGCCGAAGATATTAAAATTTTATTCAAAAAAGCGGATAAGAAAAAATGGGGATTAACCTTCATGGGTACGACTCAATCTGCTGTTGAAGCCGCTAAATCTTGGGGTATTAAAGGTAGTAATACTTTTGTATACGCTGATTCAGTAGCTGGAACAAGAAGTGCTAACGTTACTAGAAATTTATCAAAACAATTGTATTTTTCTAGTGTAATGGACGCTAAAAGTAAATCAGATATAAAAACAGATGATTTAGTTGAAGAAGAAACTGAATAAGTTTTTTTAAAAATTGATAAATAATAAGGAGAAAATTTTGTTTTCTCCTTTTTTTTATGTATATTTGTACCATGAATAGTAAAAATTTATTAATTACGGGTGGTGCTGGATTTATTGGTTCACATGTTGTGAATTATTTTGCTGATAAATACCCAGATACCAGAATTATTGTTGTTGATGCACTAACATATGCGTCCAACATCCACAATATTATGGAAGTTAATGACTTCAAAGTAGGGTGGAAAGAAAACGTACTGTTTATCAAATCAGATATTAGAGATGTTGAAGTAATAACCAATATTTTCATTCGTTGTGAAATAGACGGTGTAATTCATTTAGCCGCAGAGTCACATGTTGATAATTCAATTGAAACGCCTAATATATTTGTTGAAACAAATGTAATGGGCACACTTAATTTACTCAACGCAGCCAAAAATTATTGGGGAGAAAATTCACCAAATAGATTTTATCATATTTCAACCGATGAAGTCTATGGTGATTTAAAAATGGATGAGGCACCATTCACTGAAATGACCCCATATAACCCTAGTTCACCTTATAGTGCCTCTAAAGCGTCCTCAGACCACTTTGTAAGGGCTTATGGACGTACCTTTAACATGAATTATGTCATATCAAACTGTTCAAACAATTATGGCCCATACCAACATAAAGAAAAGCTTATACCAGTTGTAATAAATTGTCTTTTGGAAGGTAAAAAAATTCCAGTTTATGGTGAAGGGCTTAATGTTAGAGATTGGTTATGGGTTGGCGACCATGTGAAAGCCATTGATACAATATTTTTCAACGGAAGAAAGGGTCAAACATATAATATTGGCGGTGATAATGAAATTTCCAATTTAAAATTAATAGCATTAATTTTTGATTTATATGTTGAAAATTATAAAGAAAAATTTCTAAACGCTTATAATTTTGACGAAAAAAATGAACTTGTACCAAATCACATTAAATATGGTATCCCATCAAAATTTGTAACAGATAGAAAGGGTCATGATTTAAGATATGCAGTTAATTCAAATAAATTACAAGTTGAATTAGGTTGGAAACCTGAAAAAGATTTCGCTGAAGGTATGATAGAAACCATAGATTATTATCTATATTTGAAAACACAAGGTTGGATACCTTTAGATGAAAAAGAACCTAAAATTGGTGATTTGGTTTGGACCAAAGGTGATGGACTTAGTAAATTATATTACTTTGGTGAAAATAGTTGGTCTGAAGATTCTGATGGATATTATATATTTGTTGGTGGTGAAGATGGAATAACACATTGGAAACCTTATATTTATGAAAAATAGAGAAATTAAAAAATGTGTTTTAGAAATATTAGACGCATTATGTGATAGAGGTGGGTTTGATGATTGGTGGTATAACATTGGGGATGAAAATGAAAAAGAAATTGAGGATATATTATTTCAAATAATTAAAAGAAGAGTTGACAAACATGAAAAAAATTAAAGAAGAAGATATCCAATACGACACTTTTTATAATGATGTTGAATTTTCATTAAAAGTTACGCATATACCTACTGGGTTATATGAAGAAAGTGGTAAATTAATCTCTAGAAGATTTTATTTTCCAATTAAAAAAGTACTTGTAAGTGAACTTAGGTTAAGATTAATTGAAGAGGGTTATGAAATTTAATAAAATGACATTGGAAGAAATAAATTTTGAATTAAAAAGGGCTAAATTCTGGGTTGAAACCAACCCAATAGCCAAATCTTTAGATTTAATTAACCAAATGGAAAACAAAAAATTAGAATTAATAAATAAAAAATTAGGATAATTAAAAAATTATTTGTATATTTGTACAATAACTTAAAAAAAATCTACATAAAATGAGTAAAGTAACTAAAAAACAAAGAGTTTTAGAAGCGATGAGAGGTCATGGGTCAATAAGCCCATGGTATGCCATTAATCATTTAGGTGAAACTAGATTAGCGGCCACGATTTTCAATTTGAAAAAAGATGGTCATGAGATTAACGTCACAATTGAGAAAGGTAATAACAAATTTGGTGATGAAATATCATTCGCTAGATATCATCTTATTAAAGAAGCTAATTAATGACAAAAGATAAGGTTGAGGCTTATTTTTCGGCCAGAGAATTACTATTAGAGTGTTTCGGTACTGAATACGCTGAATTAATCGAAGATAATACATCTTACGAATGGACTCATGATGGTTATAGTACTAATTATATCATGGATAATGATGTATATGGTTTTGATTCATGCACATTAATAGGCAAATCTGAAGGTTATGAATTGTTCAACGTATATGATAATGGTAGAGAATTCTACGCTTTATTCCATGAGGATAAAAAAATAACCGATGAAGATGAAATTGAAGAAAAATTTGATTACTAGAAATAAAAAAGCCTCAGAATAAATCTGAGGCTTTTTGGTATTATCTCGAAACGAGTAAGAAGGTATATTATCTTAATTCGTTTACGTTGAACGTTTGTAATCCATCCACTCTAACTGCTCCGTAGAACCTATTGTTCACGACCTTTTTCGCATAACGAGTCATGATACCTTTTACAGGTGCAAAGTTGAATGGGTTGTACATTGTAGGCGTAAGTTGCATTGGCACGTAAGGTGCGTAGATGTAACCAGTGTCTAACAATGATTTACCTTTATGTCCCATAATAAGAGACCAAGAAGGAGCATAAGGGTCACGATACACTTGGTATCTTCCGCTTAATGAACCGATTTTCTCGATACCCATATTATATTGGTCTTGCTCTGGAGATGCATCAGATACGTGGAAGTATTCTAAATCGTCAAACACAGCTGAGATTTCAGAAGAAACCACGATGAAGTTTGCACCACCTCTAAGAGTAGATTTATGGATTTGTGCTGAAATTTGGTTAACTTTAGTAATTAAAGTTTGATTCCAGTCTTTTTGAGTGTAAGCATTGGCAGCCAATGAAGCTTTTCTCCATCCGTTCCAATCCCATCTCAATTGCCATGCAGCAGCTTTTCTGATATCTCTAAGGATTTCCCTATCGATTTCAGCAGCAACTTGCTCTGATAACATAGCAGTTAATTCAGCTTCAGCATCAATGTTGTGGAATGCACTAACATCTTGCGCTAACTCTGGAGACCATGTAGCTCTTAATTTACGTTCTTCAACGGAAACAACAACTTCGTCTAATTTGAAAGATACTTCTCCCATTTCAGTTTCAAGTTCTAATGTAGCATATTCTGCCCAAGATACTGAGAAATCAGAAGAAACTAAGCCAGATAAAACTGTAGAAGCACCAGATACGATACCTGTGTAGCCATCATATGTAGATGTACCACCAGCATCAACTGGGTGAGTTAAATCAGCTTCTAAGTAGATAACACCAGCAGCATCACAGATATCACTGTAATCTACGATACCTCTACCATATTTTTGAGTTACTAATCTGAAAGGTACTTCAGCAGCCGCAGCGATAACAGTGTTACCATCTTGGTCAACTAAATTTTCAGTAGAAGCGTTTACAATTTTTAAAGAAGCTAAGAAAGATTCAGTATCCATTGGGTTACCATCTGGACCAGTTAATCTACCTTTGTTTATTGAGCTAAACCCAGAAACTTGTACAATTGCAGTTCTTAAAGAACCGTCTGTAGCTAATGGAAGTGCAGCTAAATTAGCAGCAGCACTATAAGTACCACCAACACCTAAAGTTACAAAACTACCAGAACCAGCTATAATTGAAATGGTACCTTTAGACGCATCGAATAATCCGTCATTGTAATAGATATCATAAAGATTCTTTGCCAAGTATTGAGTTGGAGCGTATGAAGGGTCAACACCTTTTACGATTGGAAGACCATCAGCACCCATTGAAGTGTGAGCTGAATATTGTGCTCCGTCAACGTGTGGGTTACCATAAGCATCGCCTGTTGCGTCATATCTAGCAGATGTTTGTGGTACAAAGAAGAACAATTTACCAATTGGCATGTTCATAGCTTGTACTGATACAATATCATTTGCTAGTAATTTAGAGAATACTCTCCTTACGATAGGAAATACTACCGTTTCGAATGAACCTGAGCTTGAAGCTGAAGTTGATTCGTTTAATAAGTGAGATGCTTCATTTTCATATAATTGAGCGATATTCTCTTTTACATGACCTTTAAGACCATCTAAGAATCCTAATGATTCCCATTTGTTGATGGTGTTCTCACGAATTTGTTTCATATGGTTAAGACCGATATTACCGACTTGACCTGAAGTTAAAAAATTTGACATAATTTTATTTTTTTAATTTTTTTAATTTTTTATTATTTAGTTCTTCTTATTAAATCAAGAACTCTTTGTTGTGCTGGGTCTACATAGGCTACTCGCTCATTTAATTTCTTAGATTCTAAGATTTGTTTAGCTTGCCCTGATGTTTGTTTAGACTCCATCTTATTTTCAAATGATTCAGTCACTGTGTCTTTTTGACCCAATTCAGAATTTATTTGTTTGTAAAGTTTTTTAGACTCTTCAATAGTAGTTACTTCTTCATCAAACCTACTTAAGATGTTCTTTTTCTCATCTGATGTAGTTGAGTGTTCTAAGAACAATTTAGTAGCATGAGTTAAATTAATATTGAATACAGCAGTCTCAGTAATTGTTTTTCTAAAGTCCTTTAAAGAAGATTTGAATGTTTCATTCTCTTTTTTAAGTTCTCTAGCTTCGCCCAATAAAGTGTTATATTTTTTCACCGCTTCAACTAATTTCTTAGCTTCAACAGATTCACCTCTTACGAATTTAACACCTTGTTTAGCACCTGGAGCAACAGGTTGACCGATATTGGCTCTTCCCGCCATTGTACGTGCTTGGACATGACCTTTTGGAATTTGTTCTTCAATTGTGTCTTCTTCTTCTACAACTTCTTCAGTCACATCTTCTGTTTCTTCAATTGAGTCATCTTCAGCTTCCATAACGTGGTCTGCATGTGCATTGCCTTTAGCTGAAGTTTTTTCTTCGGCTGGTTTAGCAACTGGTGCTTTTTGACCTTCTATATTTCCACTTTCAGTAATCTCTTCAGTTTCTTCGTTAACATCGTCTTCACCTTCCATAACATGAGCGGCATGATTTCCACCACTACCATTATGTTTTTCTGTGAATCCACCTTCAAGATTATCCCCTGAATCTGAATCGTTAGGTGCTTTTTGACCTTCAATGTCACCTGTGTTAGGTGCTGAGGCTTCTTTGCCCATTGTTCTGTCACTAGTTGCAGTTCTTGGTTTGCCATCAGCGGTTGCGCCAACTTTGCTATCCTTGTTTATTTTAAGATTATTATCTAACCCTTCTTCAATCGGTTCATCTTCTGATAACTCGATTTCATAAACTACTGCTTCTCCTAATTCATCATCATCCTCAATATCTTCTTCTTCCTCTTCCTCTTCTTCACCACCAAATTCTGCTTCTGGTTCTGCTCCGATTTCTTCTTCACCACCAAAATCTACTTCTGGTTCTGCTCCGATTTCTTCTTCACCGCCAAAATCTGCTTCTGGTTCAGCTCCAATTTCTTCTTCACCACCTAAGTCGTCAGTTGAAATTTCACCTTGGTCAATTAGACTACCACCGCCATTTATTTTGACGTTGTATTCTGCTCCCGATACTGGGTCTTTTATAATCACTTCCTCTGATGATACAACTTCTATTTCGTCATCACCGCTCAATTTCTTGTAAACAGTAATCACTTCCTCGTCTGATGCATCGGTCATGTCTATACCGTAGTCTTCGCTACCTTCTTCTGCTCCAAGACCTATTTCTAAATCTTCTTCCCCAGAGTCCATTCCTATGTCATCTAATCCAAGTTCTTCAGAACCACCTTCTTCTCCACCAAAATCTGGTGTAGCTTCAGGGGCATCATCAACTGGTAATGCGTCAACATCTGTATCAGTGTCAACATCTTCGATATCTTCGATATCATAATCGTCTTCGTTTAACGATTCGTTTAGCGTGCTCTTAATTTCTTCTTTCGCTATGGAACGAAGTATTTCTTTTGCATTTGAATTCAGTGTTTCCCCGATAAGGTCGAATTCCGCTAGTACTTCTTGTATTACAGATTTTTTGTCGTCTGCCATGTCTTTCTTATTTTTTTGTTATTATAATTATAATTGCACGCAATTAAAACTGCATACTTTCTAAATAAATATGTGTTATTTTAGTAAAATACCCGATTTAAGTAAAAAAAACCTAAATAAGGTGATATTTTTTCTATATTAGAGCAAAAATTTATTTAATTTATCTATTAATAGGTCCTTACCTTTAATTTCTGACTCCATAAAAGGTCTAGCTTCTTCCTTACTATTGAACATATAAGAACCTGGTGTGCTAGGGCTTGTAACGATATCCCAGCATATTATTTCAAAATCATCTTGAACTAGTAATTTACCAGCAATTTCCTCTAATGAGCCTACACCCCTAGATGAAACACCAACACGAATTCCCTTTCTTAACATATTAGCAATTTGGTCACCTTCACAAGATATAATACCTTGATTGATAAAACCAGGTGACATAATTATTTCTAATTCACCAACAAGTGTATGCCCTTCCCACCAAATTTTTTTAATTTCGTGTGATACTCTACTATTTGAAATAACTGATGATTCTGGATGGTCGCTTTCGCCTATTGCACCTCTACTATCGATAAGTTGTTGATAGTTTGTAGCTTCTCTTTTTAAGATATGTTCTGGGTAAATCCTACCATTACGATTTTCTACTCCATATTTTTGTAGTACAACAAATAAAATAAGTGGTTCCACCATAATAGCTCTACCACTACCTATTTTATCCATTTCATAAAGGAAGGGTTTATTTCTGATATCAGAAGGGTTAATAACACCAGCATCACTTTCAATCATGAGACCATATCCCTTTTCTCCCCTTTTAAGAATTTTATAATCGTTAAACATACTTACTCTTTCTCAATAAATATGTTAATAAACATAAAAAAACCTAATCTTGTGGATTAGGTTTTAATAATATTTCTTTTGCAGACTTTTTCTTTTTAAAGAATTTAAAATATTTGTTATTGATAAATACATCATTTAATACGTTTTTTATAACTTCATTCATTTCTTTGGATATTTCTTTAGAATCTATTAAATAATTGTTTATTTGAAATAGCGTTATTTCACAACTCATAAAACTAGATTTATTTTTAGAGATACCAGATTCTCTCATATCAAAATCTACCATAGACATAGATTTATTAAAATTATTACCTAAATCATTATATAAAATTACTCTTATTTCTTTATCAAGTTTTCTAATAACTGACCTATAATCTAATGTACCGTCATAATTAATTGGATTCCCCCAACCGCTTATACGAATATATATAGTCCTTGGGTTGAACTTATCAATGGTCCCAACGACAACGTTTATATTTTTATATTGTGCTAAATTAAATTCTGTTCCTCTATTATATCTCATAGGTCAAATATACTAAAAAATTCAAAAAAGTCAAGCCAGTAAACTACCTTAAAACCAGGTGTTTAATTTTTTAAATATTTGAAAAACTGATAATTACGTCAAATCTATCTCTGACATCACTCTTTTTACATCACTTGAGATAGATAATAAATCATGATTATCTCCATAACCCAATGTGGAATAAACCAAACACCCTTCATTTGTAGAGGATAGGTAATGTGTTTCATTTGGTTTAAACATATATCTTTCACCAATACCATATTTTTTGCCAGTGAACTTGTCAATTAATTCTCCTTTAACAACTAAACCGTGTTCATATTCATTCTCATGTTTATGTGGCATAATATATGAATTTGGATTATATAAGATTAAGAGAGATTTGTAATTGTCAATAACGTTAAGGGCCATGATTTTAACACCCTTTGAAATACTTTTTGGTAACGTTTCCCATTTTTCTTTAACGAACATTATTTCGTTAGGTGTAACATCAGGAAAAGAGATAACGAATCCATCAAAAGTTCTTTTGATGTTTGACAATCCGCTTTTAGCTTTGTCGTAATTTTCGTTTTTCTTCCGTAAAAAATTAAATATATTTTTCATTTTTGACTAACGATTTCTTTTATATTCCGAAGTAGTTCTAGAATTTGCTCAGTAACCTTCGCATATTTTTCTTCACTTTTTTCGTTTTTAGCTTCAATTTTATCACTCTTTTCTTCCCAAAGGGTAGTTAACTTGATAACATCTTTAGCTAATTCATCTTTATCGCTTTCGCACTTATTTAATTTTTTAGCCAGCCAATATATAATAACACCCATAATAACTACTATGGGTGCCTGTTGTACCAACCAATTAACTAAGTCTGGTGAGACTTGTATAAATAAAAGCATAATTTTAATTTAATGTCGTTTTTAAATAATCCATTTCACTCATATCGGTTGCGAAATTATCACTTTCGAATTTATATCTTAATAGTTTATCTTTAACTTGTAATAAAGTATTTTTTTGTTCTATTGTGCATTCCTTTAATTGAGAATCAACCAAATCAACACATTCTCTTATTGTGTTAGCATGTAATTCCCTTTTTTCATCATCGGCACCATTAATAGTTAATTTAATAACTTTATTTTGTAATTCAGTTAAGTTAGAGTATTTGTCACTGAATTTCTTTTTTACCATAGGAATCAACATTTTGTTTGTGTAAGGTTCCACTGGATTGGCAATAGTTTTAATTGGGGCTGAATGTTCTTTTAAGAATAATTTAGAGTCAATTACAGTTCTTACGTTTTTAGCATTTCTTTCTAAAAATGCAACATTGTTAATGTGTTCATGAAGTGTTTTGTGTTCATAGTCATCAGTGTACACATCAAAACCCTTTTTCTTTAAATATTTAACCAATTTTTGGTTAATCTCATTAATTCTATCTTTTCCTAAATTTTGTAGCACGGAAATACATTCATCAACAAACATAACATTACGTTCTGATTGAGAAGCTTCATTAACTTTCGTTTCTAATTTGCTGTAGATATTATATTGAGTTCTTAATACAGAATTTTCTTTAAGTGCTTTAACATAAGACTTAAATATTCTTTTCCCTTTGTCGTCCTTTGTGACGATACTATCAACCAATATATTCTTAAAGGTTTCGTTTATTTTTCCGAAGTTTTGCATCACTACTTTTTATAATAAATATATTATAAATCCATTAAATACTATTATTCACCCAATTTAGAGTCTATTTCATTAATCATAGAATTTAAATCAGAATTGTATTTAACCGATTTGTCGTATATTTTAGTGATGTTGTCGTTTATTTTATCTTCATCACTTTGATTTTCATTCAATAAATCAAAGTATTTATCGGTTGAAATTGAACTAGGTTTTTTCTTTAATTCTTCACTTATTAATCTAGAGTTTTTAGTAGCTCCTTCATCAGTGATATCTTCACCAAATGTATCACCACCAGCTCCTTCAGTAGCTCCCACATCTTCAGTAGCTCCCACATCTTCAGTATCGATTTCTTCATCACCCAAATCTAATTCACCAGCATCAAAGCCGCCACCGAAGCCACCAGCACCACCGCCACCGCCACCAGCAGATTCACCACCACCAGCACCTTCTTCACCTTCAATTTGACCACCCTTTTTAGCCATATCCATATCACCATAAACCCTATCAACTCTATCAAATACTCCAGTGTTCTTAATAACATTTGCTGTATTTTCTAATTCAGCTGAAGCTGCTTTCTCGATTCTTTGTTCAAGTAAATCTTGTTTGATTTCATCATCACTCCAGCCCAATATTTCTCTTTTGGCCCTAGTCATTGACATAGCACCAAATCCATTACCAGCATCACTTACAGCATCTTTATATAATGTAACTTTAGCCGCAGTATGCTCAATCTTAAGCATTTCAGCTTGTGTAGATGGGTTATTAAGAGTAAGAGTAAAATTATCAATGTCATCATGGAATCCTAATAAGTATAAATGAATAATAGCTATCTTATTAAGTTCATGAAGCATTGCTTGTTGAATTCTATTAATAGTTCTTGAGAAACGAATATCTTGTAACGCAAGATTCTTACCTTCACCTTGGGGTTCTTCAAAATTTAAGAATGATTTAGGTACCCTTAAAGCTGTAAATAACTTCCTTTGCAAATATTCAATATCAGCAATTTGGTCCAAGTTTTGTGCACCTGGTAATGTATCGATAGGTGTAGCCGCATCTTCAGTTCTAGTTGGGACAAAAATATCTTGGTCAATACCTAATTGGTTATACCTTAAATCCATTTGACCTGTTTGTGGGTCAATAAGTGGTGCCCTTTTAAATCTATTGGCTATTTCATCAACATATGCACCTACATCTTCATTATCGATATTACCAACAAATATTTTATATACACGTCTTTCTGGTGCTCTAGTTACACGATATACAAGCATTGCATCTTCAGCTAAAATTAATTGCTTCCAAATACGTCTAGCTTTTTCTAAAAATGAGGTACCATAAGGTAATTTTCTATCATCCCCTAATAATCTAAAGTGAGCAATTTGCCACGATTTAAATGTAATATCTCTACCTTTCCAAAAGAATCTAGTTTTATTACTCTTTTCATCAGCATTTACACCTTCTAATTGAGATTGAGATATAATTCCTTGAATATCATTCTCTCTACGTTCAATTTCAAAGTTAGGTAATTGTCTACCACCAATAATACCAGCTTTTTGGTCAATATTTAAATGAACAAAATCATCACCATATTTACATAAATTTCTGGTCCACATAGGTAATGATGTGTGAATATCTAATCTATTGATAAATAAATCTTCTAATATCCTTTTTACCCTTTTACTACTTGAGTAAACATTTAAAATATCACCTTTATCGTTAGGTGTACATGATTCTTCCATGAATATATCCAACGATGCAGATATTTCAGGATAGAATTCCATTGTTTCAAAATCGGAATAAGAACCGATTCTGGTTGTTTCGTAATGAATAGCCTGTTGATATAGTTCACCATCAACCTTATTCCATAAGTTGGATAAATATTTATTTTGTTGTGCTTGTAATTTGGCCGCATCAAACTCTGGTTTAGATTGGGTTTTTAGTAATTCACCACTACCCAATGAATATTTGTTAGTTTTTTTACTATATGGGTTTAACCCATCTTTACCAAATACGTTACCAAGTTTTTGAAATATCGTTAATTGTGTCTTTGCCATTATACTTTATATTTGTTTTTAAAATACTTTTTGAAATTATATCTATCCGTTTCAGTATTTAATTGTTTTTTAAATCGTTTGATTTCTAATTTCTTAAGAAATTTCATCGCATCTTTATATTTTAATATTGGTTCATCATGTTCATATTTCCAATCATTATTACCGACTTTAGATAATACCCAATAAATAATACCACCAGCATTCGGTGCAATTTCTCTAATTGTATATTCTATCGGAAAATCAACAGTATATACATAATCCATAATTAGCCCCATATTATATAATCTTTTATTTAAAATACTAAAAATTTTAATTTAATCAATAGTAATTCATTAATTATCTAGTTCCACTAAATAACCACATGTATTTACCTGTTGGGTCTTGCATGTTTTTTGCCATTTGTGGCGTAAATTTAGGTTTTTTAGAAGTTACCTTTTTATACCTATCTTTTCTGGCTACAAATCCTTCATTTCCATATCCATCATTAGGAGTTCTATCACCAGCGTTATTCATTAACCAACCACTTAACATGGCTTTGGTTTTTTCTTTAGCTATAGCTAATTTTTTAAATGATGTTTCAGCTACCCATAATGCATAAGCTAATGCCATAAGTAAATCATCATGAAAACCATCCATATGGTCGGCCCTACCATTTCTGAACACAAACGTATTCATTTCTGATATCATTCTACGTGAACGTATTTTAATACCCGTAGTTCTAATCATCATCTCTAAACGAGCAACAACTGGAGTTCTAAGACCAGCTGAACAGTTAAAACCTGGATATTTACCTTCATCACTAAAGAATTTTATTTTCGCAGATTTCCTATCAAGAGGTTTGGTTGTAGTTTCACCATAGTATAAATTAGGTGTTTCCAATTCCATTAATTTATTAATAGTTCCAACACCAATACCACCAGTAATATCAACTACTACCAATGCAGTATATAATTTGGCCCATTTATCAACCACATAACCTAATAAATCAGATTGTAATTTAGCTCTAAATTCAGCTACTTGTGTCATTGTAGTAAAATCTAAAATAATAAATGTTGAATAATCTTCCCCATCACCTCTAGAAACATCAGCAGATATTATATATTGATGACCAGCTATTGGTTTTTCCCATATCCATATTTCATTTCCATATTCATCATAGTCAATCCATAACGGGTCTTTAACAAACATGTTCTCTTGCCTTTTAATATCTTTTTTGTCAATAACATTACCACCAGAACCAATAAATGATACATCTAATTCTTGGGCAATCATTCGTTTATTATGATTTAAATTACGGCACATACTGTTATACCAACTTGAGTTAGGTTTATACCCTTTAGCTACCATGTTTTCATAATGTCCATATACTGATTCAATCGATTCTAAAGAATCACCAAAATTGATATATCTGGTTTCTTTAATTATATCATCTTCATCATCTTCATGAATCCAAATAAGGTCTCTTTCTTTAGAAATATGATTTGTAGTATATCTTGGGTCTTGATACCATTTCATTTCTACAACATAATAATCATTATCACCACTTTTAGATTGTTCATAGGTTGTATAATATAATTCATCATAACCATTAGGCGTTGATACAAGAGATACTCTACCACCTGTACCTAAAGCCACTAACGCAGTTGAATAAGTAATTGCGGCATCAGGCATAAATGCGGCTTCATCCATAATAAGCCATGTTGGTGTGAAACCCCTTAATGCGTTTTTAGATGTTGCAACAGCTTTAACTCTACTTCCGTTTGGTAATTTTATTTCTTTTTTGGAATCAATCAGAAATATCTTTTTTTCTTCTTTTTCAGGGGTTCCGTAGTAATCAGGCCCCCACACCCATCTTGGAAATTGGGTCATAAAGTCTTTAATCTTATCCAAGAATTCAAATGCCATATCTTGTTTGTTAGCAAGAATAAGAATCGCTTCTGGGTTGTTAGGGTCCCCAAATGCTGCAATTACAGCCGCATATGCAGCGGTTGTTGTAGATACACCAGCTTGTCTAGGCTTAGTAACCATAGTAAATCTATAATCACGATAAGCTTCAATGATTTCTATTTGTTTTGGGAATAACTTAAACGGTACAAACCCTTCTTGCGTCTTATCGAATGTCTTTAAATATTCGGTAATCGCATAACAAGGGTCCATCAAACATTGCGTATATTCCTCTAAGATTTCTTGTGATGTAAGCATCGGGTTTTCTATATAAATATATCAAAACTGCTTATAAATGCCTAAAAACAAAAATGGGCACTTAAAAGCACCCATTAAATAATTAATATATTATGTTATGTTATTACATAAACCAATCTTCGTCATTTAAATTATCCAAATCTTCTGGCCCAAAATAATCATCATCACTTATTTTATCCATTACACCATCAAATTCATCATCTTTCATTTCATCTTTTACTTTCTCAATTAGTTCTTCTATTTTAGCTTTACCTAATCTTGTACCCATAAGGATTTCTTTTAATACACTATTAAATTCATCTACAGGAAGTGATACCAACTCAACATATACATGATGCTTCAAATTGAAATCTTCTGATGGAATGCCTTCACAAAATTTTTCCCATATAGGTGGCCCTAATCTCATATCCCAACTTTCAGCGGCCATAAAATCAGCTTTATCTATAACAAATTTAGCTACTTTAGGGTCTTTAGGTAATCCATGATATGAAAGTATTTCCATAATACCTTTAACTACTTCATGAATCAATACTGGTAATGTAACAGCCTCAACTATTATTTTAGGAATATCACCTTCTGTTTTAGGAAACTCAACATTTACAATACCACCAATCATTCTTGGTTTTTCATCATCATGAACCATGTACATATAATCAGCACCAGTCATTAATTTAGAATATAAATTTGGTAACATTGGTTCTATGTCTTCTAACTGTTCATCAATTACATGAAACATATGGTTAGTTTTCTTTGCTGAACCTTGTATAAGTGCGTTAATCATTCTACGCTTATAAACTTCTTTATTAGCTTGTACGAATTCATCGTGATTATCAAACTCAATATCCGTAGTTGGATTTATTTTTATCTTATCTATATTTTTAGCAATACTCAATTGATTTACCAAACTAGCGGTAATTTCAACTTCATCTTCCATTACATCAAATTCTTCCCTAATCATCCCAATCGCTAAATCTATAAGTTCATCTTCATGTTTATGTTCCAATTCAATAATTTTAAGCATTATTTGACGCTGTTTACCTAAGAATTCACCTACATCTACACTCTCTACACCATGATGTCTCTTAAACGCCTTTAAAACGTCTTTAAAACGCTTAGACATTAATTTTTCTTCAAAGTTACTTTCATCTTCATCAGGAAATGCTGGATGATTACCTAGTGAATGTGATTTTTCTCTAAGTTGTCTGGCTAAGTTAGGTGCCAATCTTTCGTCATGCCCTTCATCATAAACCATACGGCTTTCAACCAAAGTACCCTTTCTACGTTTACTAGGTTTTTTTAATGATTTTATAGCAAGTAATGTATATTTATTTGACATTTTTTTTAGTTTTAATGTAGTTTATCAAATCAGATTTTTTAATTCTTGGATTGACGTTTTCATTAACTTTAATAGTTGGTGAACCAGATTCTTTAAGGTCTTCCATTAATTTATCAAAATCTTCACTTTTAATTCCGTACTCAATACTTCTATCATCAGCACTAGAATATAATGAATCGATTTCTGAAGTATCTTCATCATCTTCAGTTAAAACAACATTACTCAAACCTTTGCTTTTTAATAAATTCATCATTTGTTTAATAATTGATTTTATTGTAGATTTTTCCTCATCACTTTTATTGATATATTGAATACCTAATGCGTTGATTATGTGGTTAATGCTAATCTTTAAGGTTTCATTAATCTCATTTTCATTAGTTATTGATACTCTATCATCATCTTGTAGATTAGGTTCTAATTCTGGCATTACTTCTGGCATTTCGTCTTTTGTAACGCTGTATTCAGTTTCTTTTAATTTTTTGTTAGACATTTTTTAATTCTTTTTTAAACTTTATTCTAATATCCCTTTCATATAACTTGTCAGTCACTTCTTTAAGGGGCATACCATAAGGAAATACTAACCTTTTATCGGGGTATTCTTCCAACCCATCAATGTTTTCCCATGCTAGAGATATAACCCCATCAATAGCGTCCCACACTGAAAATTGTTCATTATCTTGAATAACAATTAAATTATTATCCATTTTGACTTTACCAACTTGCTTCACCAAATCTTCATTAGGTGGCTTTGGGTTACCAGATGCGGGATATGAATCCCATCCTTCACCGTCTATATTATCAAGTGTATCACTAAATATAAATTCGTAGAAGAATTGTTCTTCATAATCAAATCCAATCTCATGTACATATATTAAATATAAATTATTCATGTTAGACTTCAAATATTTCTGGCTTATCACCAGCTTCAAATACTATAGTATCATAATTTTGCATATGACCAAATTTTGATACAAGAGTGTAATATTGTTTTCCATCTTCCAAAATATCAGTTTCATAAACATAAACATCTGGTTCATCTGGATTTTCATAACCACCACTATCTACCATTTCACCATTATTTACAAAGTTAGTTACAAACCTATGTTCATTTCTATCAAATTTGATTGTAATCGAATTTCCATCTTCTGAAAACCCAGAATCTTTAATATAATTTATATCATTATTAGCCTCAGCCTTTGGTTTTGGGTCAGGAAGTTGTTCAGGGATAATTCTATATGGTTTATTCCTTCTTGGTTGTTTTTCTGGTTTAACCTGTGGTTTAACCTGTGGCTTAACTAGAGGTTCTACAGTTCCAAATGTTTCTTTAACCATTTTTCGTATATTTTCTTTATCTACAATCTTACTACTTTTTTTTGAATTTTCCAAGTTTAAATACTTATTTTCTTCCATCCCTTCATCTTCAACATCTAAAAATTCATTTTGAAATACCGTTTTACCATTACCATTAGGATTATGTTCAGTTATTTCTTTAACATCAGCTAAAGTTACATTTATCATTTCTTTATTCTTTGGTAATTGAACAACTATATCGTCACCATCAATTTTTTTAACAATACCTCTTTGTTTCCTATTAGCAATATAAACTGTTTTGTTTAATAAGTCGTCATTGCTTTTTTTTTCTAAAACGCTCTCTTCCATGTCTATATTACTTAAGTCCATAGTTCCGTCATTAGCTCCCTCACCAGCTCCATCACCAGCTCCCTCACCAGCTCCATCACCCAAATCCATATCCGCTTCTTCTGGCTCGTCATTTTTCTTACCAGTTCCGTCAGTTGTTGATGATTTTACTTTTTGAATTATATCAGATTGGTCTTGTTGGTCCATTTCACCAGAATTGGTTGCTGACAATACAGAGTTGATTGCGAATTTTTCCAAATCATAATCTGGTACACCTAAACTATCGGTGTACTTTCTTAAGCTTTGCCCTAATTTACCTGATAATTGTTGAATGTATGTTTCTGGATTGTTTTCTTCATCAGCCTCAACACCAGCATCGAAAGGTTCTTCATCAAATGGTTTATCACTTGCGGCTGGCTGTCCACCGAAATCTTCACCACCACCACCGTTGAAAGGTTCTTCATCAAAACCTTCATCACCAGAAATAGGAGAACCCATTTCCTGAGCTTGAGGTTCGGGAGATGGGTTATCTAATTTAAGTTTGAATTTTGTTTCAGTTACACTTTTTTTTTTGAACTGTTTTCTCCTTCTCTAATTTTACTAATAGCTGTGGTAATACTAAGTTTTTGGTCTTCAGTTAATGTTTCACCTCTTAATTCACGGATAATATTGTCTATTGCGATTTCACTTTCAGTTAATTCTACTTCGTTTTCTTCAGTTACTTCTTCGTTTTCTTCTACAACTGGTGGAGTATCTACATCTGGATTTCCTTCTTCACCTTCATCACCAATGATTTCTTTTTCATGGCCATCATTTTTTCCCATTTCTTTAACGGTACCTAATGTTTTATCTGGTTGACTTGGTTTTGGATTTTCTGGGTAAGAATCAAATTGTTCTGCTAATAAATTATCGTTTTTTAATACGTTGATAGCTTCAGTTTTACCTAATGCTTCATTAAGACTTAAAAATTTAAGGTTTAATTGTTTAGTAGCTTGAGAATAACTATTATAAACTTTTTCAGTTTTGTTTTTCAAACCACCAATATACATGAAATCTTCAGCAACTAAATTTTGTTTTTTATTAGTTATTTTAATAAAATATTTATGATTTTCTCTAACGATACCATAAACTTTACCATCTGGACCCATTTTAGTTAGTTCAACAACTGATGTTTTTGTGTTTTCATGAATAGGACTTACTCCCATCAATGAACGCATTCTGCTAACTTGGTCATTACCTTTTAAACCAACTGGTTTAATATTATTATTATTATTTTTCATTTAACTATTAATTTATTTATCCGTTTATCACCGTAGGTGTATTTACTTTTTTATATCCCAATACATATACATTAGCTGTACTAGAAATAGATTGTACAAGAATCTTAATAGTGTGACCAGCAGCCATAGCTACAGTCGTACCATTAATTATTGGACTTGCAAGTGCCCCAGCATATACCTCTGTATATGTGTAGCCACTCAAGTCTGCTAACGCAGACGCATGAATAACATTATTCATTATATTCATATTGTATCTTTTATTATATAAATATAGTAAAAATTACAAAAAAACTTGTTTTTATATGATTTTAGAAACATAATTTAACCTTTGTAGGTTTAATTACCAATTTTATTTCTACTAAATCATCTTTTGCATAATCCAATGGGCCAAAATCAAATAGTTCAACTAACCCTTTTATTTTCCATTTTTCAATAACAACCCCACATGGGTCTAATAATTCTAAATCATATTTAATCTTATTTTTAGCCGAAGTTAACCCAGCTATCCTAGCGGCAGTCATTAAAACTTTAGCTGTTGAATTGGCTAAAATTGGGTCACGTAAATAAATTTCAATATTAGACCAACCACCCTTAATACCCCAACTATTAGCATTATTAATTTCTTTAGTTGATTCAGTAGCTTCCCATTTAGGTCTAGACGTTTTAGAAAGTACCCAACTAGGTATATCTTTATAATCACCTTTAAATCTAATTAACCATCTATTGGTTAATTTCACCTCGTAAGGTACTGGCATTTTTAATAGTAATTCGCTCATAAAACATTTATTTAATAATAAATATGCTATGAGCGAATTTTTTATTAATAAACTAAAATAACACTAGATGGTTTTATAATCAACTTAATTTCACTTAATTTTGGTTTAGCGAAATCCAATTTACCAAAATCAGCTTCAATAATTCCACCCTTAATATCCCACTCTTCAATAGCAACCCCAGTTGGGTCAAGCATTTGTAATTTATAATGAATAATCGGTATTTTAGAGATTCGGTTATTCAATTGCCAACTAGCTCTAAACCCTTCAACTATAGCATTAGTTGTTGATTGACAAATTGAATCATAAAATACTATTTTTATATTAGACCATGAACCATTTATTAATTTTGGTCGGTGAGTTTTTTTAACTGCCCATGGTGGTATATTTTCAAAATTTCCTTCAAAGTTTAAAACCCATCTATTATTTCGTTTAGGTTCAAAACGAGTAACTGGTATCCCATTATTAGTTATATTGGTTATGGCTTTATACTTACCAGATAATGTATATATTTCCTCAGTTTCAGTTGTTATAACATCCTTACCATCATTTATTTCTGAATTTTTCATAAAACTTTATTTAATAATAAATATAGAATAAGTGATTTTTTAATTTGATAAGGGTGCTTTAATTGGTGGGTGTGATTTATAATTTTCTAATATAAAATCACTAACTTCATAAAAAGCTTCGTCACCTTCTTCAGGTAATAATTTAGGCTTAATCATACCATTATCGGTATAAGCCTTTATTTTTAATGTCGGCAATTCAAATGGCACCCTATCATGTAAAGGTAAGTCTATTTCAGCCAATCTCTTTTTAGCCGCTCTTTCAATATCTCTTTCTGTAGCCGCCCTTTCATACTCTTGCTTTGCTATAGCATCTTGCTTCAATTTTTTGGCGATAATAAATGTTTCAAATGATTCTTCATCAAATTCTCTAAGTAACGCATTTAACTGTTTATCACTTATTTCAGAACCCATTTGTTGTGTAGCTTGTTTAATATGATTTAAATATAAATGTGTATCACCAAGATTACCAATTAACTCATCAGGAACCATATTAACTTCTTTTGCAATTATTTCTAATAATAACCCATAAGAAGCTATGTTGAATGGTAAACCTAAAAATGTGTCTACTGAACGTTGATTCCACATTAGTGAGATTGCTCTGGCTGGGATGTTAAATGCTTTACAGTCTTGAAGTGTTTCTCTTTCAAATTCCTTGTCGCTAAAACAATCTTCTCTTTTATGATTTCCATCTATTTTTTTATATAGTAAATCATTTCTTTCATCTAAACTCAACTCTCTTGTATAAACTTGGAATGCATAATGACAAGGTGGAAGAACCATGTGTGGTATATATGTTGGATTCCACGCAGTAACCATTAAACGTCTTGAATCTGGATTAGTTTTAAGTTGTTCTATTAAGTTTTTAATTTGGTCAATACCACTAGTATCTTCATCCCAATCTCTCCATTGTTTGCCGTATATTGGGCCCATTTCTCCCCACTTATCTGAAAACTCATTATCGGTTTTAATATTGTAAATAAACCCTTCTTTATCAAATATATCACCACCATTCGCATAGTGTTCACTCATTTTATTCAAATAATTCTTGTAACAATCCCCATTCCAAATATTACATCCACGGTCTAGTAACCATTTGATGTTCGTTTCACCATTTAAAAACCATAATAATTCCGTTGCTATTGTTTTAAATGGCATTTTCTTGGTGGTTAATAAAGGAAACCCTTCTGACATATTATGTCTTATTTGTCTACCGAATACAGATTTGGTTCCCCCATTTCTAGTAACTTTCTCAGTCCCATTATCAATAATATCTTGAAGTAAGATTATATATTGTTCGTCTAGTTTATTCATATTTTAAGTTTGCTTCGTATACATCTTTAATTGCCTTAACCCCATTTTCATTTAATTTTGCTGAACCAATCCCAGCAAAGTTTTCTTTTAGTTTTGGGATTCCACCCAATTCAGAAAATTTATCTATATTATAATCATACCAATACCATTTACAAAGTTCTTGGTCATAAAAATAAATAAGTTTTTTATTATCTATACCCATTTGAACTGACCACCCAGTACCACCTTTAACTCGAACATGAGAATCATCTTCAAATGCACTTACAGCCATAATTGCGTCAGCGTTTTTAACTTGAAACCAGTTTCTTGACACCAAATTTCTTACATAAAAAGATTCTTTTATAGTGAAATTACGTTGTAATGTTTTTTCAGCAATCATCACATGTTCCCACCCTTCTTTTAATTCGGCTGTACTTAATTTTTTTTGGTTATAAGAATATTGAATATGGTTATGAAATGAATATGAAATACTTTCCACTCCATATTTCAACCCTTCGGTTTCCCAAGTCATATCGGCACCAATGCAACCTCCACTATGATTAATGTAATTATTCTTCTTCATCATTAGTTGGGAAATCAATAGAGATACCCCAATATTTTGTATCATTAACCAACTTATTCGCAAATTTTGTCATAATCGCTTTTGTTGGGACATACCCATAACTTGTTAAATCGGTTGGTTCTTCTATGGTGATTGTCCATGGAACCGTAATTGGTCCTGTTGGTAATGGTTCTAATCTAACTCGTTTTCCTGTATTTAAACAGTTATATTTAGCCGTTTCAACCAACGCACCAGTTTTAATATCAATCAACCTTTCCAATTTTTGTGGGGTTGGTAAATAATCTACTGGTGTACAAACACTACAAAATCTATCACTATACCAATCCAATGGGATTCGTTCATCAGCCATAATTGCCGTTCTACCACCTAATATAATAACATTCAAGGGAAAGTCAATAATTTCTCTTTTTAATAACTCTTCTAAATTTTCGTGATTAAAATTGATTATCTTGTAATAATTATCAGTGCCTACTTCGACCATTGAAAAACAATTGCCGTTTTCCATAGGGAATTTATCACTAAAATAAGCAACTAACGTAACTGTTCCAACTCTATCACACTTAATTTCTTTGCAATCTTCTAATTTATCCATTTCTTAATTTTTTATTTTCCTCAATAAATGATTTTGCATCAGCAAATTCGTCACTAATAAAACAATCTTCTAAATGAGTATATATTTCTCTCATTAATTCATGGTCTTTAATACCTAAATCATTATTTTCACATGATTTAACTAATAACGTTACACCACCAATAAGAGTATGAACCATTTGCCTAACATTTAATTCTTTTTGACTCTTTGGGGTTAATACATTAACAATGGATTTACCAGTTTCATCAGTTATAACTTCAACACTCACCGCAATGCTATTATGTTCTTCATTATACCCCATCTTCAAGACCTATATTTCTCCAGTGTTCAACAATATCATCAGGTGCCATTAATAAATCACACCTACCTATAATATCAGTTAACCCTAATTCTTCGTCTTCCATTAATTCTTTTCGTAATTCATCAGCTGCCGCATCATCAGGTTCCTCCCAATAACCAACAAAATGAAGGATTTCAAGGTTATCATCTTCATCAACACTTTCAGGGTCTACTACAATAATACCATGAGTTATAGTACTTAACTTATGGTCTTCAGGCCATTCTTCTTCCTCTTTAGTTTTCTCTACTAATTTGTTTAACTCTTCCCTTTGACGTTTTTCTGCCAATCTTTTTTTAGCTTCATCCATGCGCTTTTTCTCATATTCTAGCATTGCAGCCTCAGCTTTACCTTTTTTCCAATTTTCGTTACTCATAATTCTTCTAAATTTTTAATTCTGTTTTCATAACCAATAATCATATTTTCATAATGGTTAATATATTCAGTATCATAATTCTCATCCAATTTTTTAATATACTCTTTAAGTTCTTCTATAGTCAACGTCATATCCAAAATATGTGAAATTTTAGTCAATTCAAACATAGATTTATCCAAATCATCCCAAGGTTTCATTATTTTTTTAATTAAATAAAATAACCCTATAAATAACCCTATAACACCACAAATAATTAAACTATTCATTTTTATCTTTAATTAATTTTTTAAGTTCTTCAACCATTAGTTCATCTCTTAAATCTACCATTCCTTTATAAGCACCTTCACCATGTTCTTTATCAAATTGAATTTCTATTTCTTTAGTTAAAAGTTCACCAAGAAATACTTCAGCATCAATTTCGCCATTAAAAGTAATGTTATTTTTTTCGGTGTAGTCTAGAAATTCTTCAGTAGATTCAAAAAAAAGTTCACCCAAAATACCATCTTCTGGGTGAACTTCTGTTAAATAATGAAGTTTTTCATCTTTTAAATATTGGTAATACCAACCGTCCATAATATTAGTTTAATTTTTCAAAATATGAAGTCAATTGGTCATTAATGTTTTTAGCCAATACCAAATCAAAACCAGTCTTACTTCCAAGATTACGCATATCAGTTTTAATATCTTCTTGAAAAGTTCTTAAATTACCTTCTTTGATTTCATTGATTTTCTTTGTCAATTCATTAACATCAATATCACTAAGTTTTTCATACGGATAGTTAGGTTTGATTGCAGAATTTAATAATTTACCTTGACTATCGGCCATTTCAAATCTTATATAATCAGTTGCTGGCACACCTGAGTACTTATATTTACCACCGTTCTTGAATGTGATAATTAGTTCTTTTTTTAATTGGTTGTATTCCGAAACCAATAAATTCGATGAGTTGTAATGACTAGTCACTACATCCCCTTTTACTTGTTTTTCAATTAACATATCTATTTGTTTTTTATTTAGTTATACAATTATACTACAAAAAAAATGAAAAAACAACTTGTTTATTAAAAAATTTTGCGTATCTTTGTATAGATTTGAAAGTAATTATTATATGGACATGACTTTAACAGCCAAAGAGCTGATGCAACAAGCAATTTATCAAGCTAGGGATTATGAGGATAGTAAATTTAGGCCAGAACACATTCTGTTAGCCATAATATTACACGAACATAACATAATTGTAAAAACATTGCGAAAATTACATTTTGATATTGATGCTTTATTTGAAGAGTTGAGTGTTCATTTAACAAATAACATTATAAACAATAGTAGAGCCTATATCAACAATACAGAAATATTACCAAGCAAAGAAACCAAATACCTTATCGAAAAAATGAAAAGGGAACGTGAAATGATGGGTGATGATAAAATAACTGAAATACACATCATGTTAGCTCTATTGACCACCAAATGTGCTGGACAAAAAATGTTGGTGAAACTTAACTTAAATTATAAAATTTTTAAAAACAAAATTATGGCAGAAACAAATGGCCCAGAAAATGCGGATAAAACGGATGATTTTGATAACATTCCTTTAAATCCTAAAAGAAAAATATTAAAAACAGATAATTCATCTAAAACTCCAGCGTTAGATGGTTTTTGCAGAGATATATCTAAAGCAGCGAGTGATGGTAAAATTGACCCAGTAGTTGGTCGAAGCGAAGAAATTAAAAGAGTAACTGCAATCTTATCTAGACGTAAGAAAAATAACCCAGTCCTAATTGGTGAACCAGGTGTTGGGAAAACGTCCATAATTGAAGGTTTAGCTATATTGATTAACTCTGGGGATGCACCAAGACCATTATTAGGTAAAAAGATATACGCATTAGATTTAGCTTCAATTGTAGCTGGAACAAAATATCGTGGACAATTTGAAGAGAGAATGAAAGTTATCCTTACAGAATTAAAAGATAACCCTGAAATAATATTATTTATCGATGAGTTACATACACTTGTAGGTGCTGGTAACGCATCAGGCTCATTGGATGCTTCAAACATATTCAAACCAGCGTTAGCGAGAGGTGAAATACAAGTAATTGGTGCCACAACATTAGACGAATTTAGAGAAAATATAGAAACTGATGGCGCACTTACAAGAAGATTCCAACAAGTTATTATTAAAGAACCTACATTGATAGAAACTCTTGATATTCTTGAGCAAATTAAAACAAATTACGAAAATTACCATAATGTAGAATACAGCGATTTAGTACTTGAAGTTATCGTTAAATTAGCTGATAGATATATTTCAGATAGAGCAATGCCAGATAAAGCCATAGATATTTTGGATGAAGCTGGTGCATCAACTAATATTGACATTAAACTTCCAACCCAAATTAAAGAGTTGAAAACCAAAATCGTAGAGTTGAAAGAGCAAATGAAAGAAATAATCAACAAACAAGATTTCGAAGATGCGGCTACGTTAAGAGATAAACGTAAAGAATATGAAGTAAAGGTTGATGATTTAATGTATAAGTGGGAAGAAAAAAACAACAAAAAGAGAACTATAATTACTAAAGATATGGTTGAAAGTGTGGTGTCTACTATGACAGGAATCCCATTAACCAAATTAACGGTCACTGAAAACAATACTCTTAAAAATCTTGAAAAGGATTTAAAAGTTAGTGTTATCGGACAAGATAAGGTAGTTAAGCAAGTCTCTAAAGCCATTAGAAGAAGTAGATTAGGTATTAGAAGTAAACATAAACCAATTGGTTCGTTTATCTTTTTAGGTCCAACTGGCGTTGGTAAAACATACCTAGCTAAAGTATTGGCTGAACACGTATTCGGTGATACTGATTCATTGATTAGAGTTGATATGTCTGAATACATGGAAAAGCACGCAATGTCTAAATTAATTGGGGCACCACCAGGTTATGTTGGTTATGGTGAAGGTGGAAAATTAACTGAAGCGGTAAGACATAAACCTTATTCTGTAATTCTTTTTGATGAAATCGAAAAAGCACACGATGATATATTCAATTTGTTGTTACAATTATTAGATGAAGGTCATTTAACTGATAGTAATGATAGGAAAGTAGATTTTAAAAATACTCTTATTATTATGACATCTAACATCGGTGTTAAAGAATTATCTCAATTCGGTACTGGAATCGGTTATGGGACAAGAAATACAATAATTGATGAAGCGAATAGGGCCGAAGATATTATCAAAAAAGCTTTAAAAGATAAATTTAAACCAGAATTTTTAAATAGGATTGATGAAACGATTATCTTTAATTCATTAAGTCAAGATGATATAAACATTATAATTAAAAATGAAATAAATGAAGTTAAAGAGCGTATATCTGAATTAAATTATAAATTATTGGTTAATAAAACGGCCATGGATTATATAGCAACAGAAGGATATCATAAAGAGTATGGTGCTAGACCTCTTAAGAGAGCTATTCAAAAATATGTTGAAGACCCTATAACTGATGCTATTATGGATGGTAAATTGAAAGAAGGTTGGACGATAACCCTTTCTTACACTAAAAAAAATGGTATCATCACTAAAATACTAAAAAAATAATAAATCTAGAAAAAACTCTCACAAATGAGAGTTTTTTTTATATTTATTAACATGAGCACTCTATCAAAAACACAATTAATTTTAATCGAAGATTTAAGGGATGACCTTGAATCCTACAAAGAAGACCTTAACATTCAAGTTAAGACTCATACAATTTATATGATTGTTGGTGTAGTTATGGCGGTAATAATGGGTGGGATTCTTTTATTTAAACCCGATTTAATCACTAAATTAGAGGCAATTTCAGAATCTATGGATACAGTAGCTGGATTTATTGGTGAAGCCTTGCCCGTAGCATTTATATCAAAATCATTGAATAGTTCCAAAATACAAAAAAGGAAATTAAAAGGATTGAGAGTTTTTGATAAAACAATAACCAGAATGGAACATGGTATTATACCTAATTCCGAATCAGATATAATTGCGGTTGAAGGTGATTTAGCCGTATATATTAGCACTTAAGATTATGAGCGATATTAAAGATTTAATTAGAGAAACAAATAAGACTGCCAGAAGAGGTAGGTTGATAAATAATATATTATGGGGAGTGGTTACTTGCTTGGTTTTAGTTGCGTTTTATGCATCATTTTTGGCAATAGATGCCAAGAAAGAAGCTGTTGCTGAAAGAGACGCAAAAGAAATTTTATTAACCCAAAAAGAAGAATTATTAATTGTTGCTGACAGTCTTACAAGACAAGCTGAAGAATTGGTTGCAGAATTAGAAATTTCTGAAGGCAACCTTCAAGTAGAAAAAGATAAATTAGAGTTAATTAAAGTAAAATATGATTCATTAAGGGAAATCACAATTAATAAAAAAGATGACCTTTGGGAATATGCAGTACAAACAAATACTTTAGAATCATACACTGATTATGTTAAAATAAAGGGTATTAATGAAGATGTTGTCAGTAGAATTAAAGCATTATTAAGAAAAACTGGGTACATGCAAATTCAAGAATCTAATGGAACTATATTAATAGAACCAATTAATAGAGAATATGGGTTATGGACAACCAAATCAACACGTAGTATTAGACGTGGCGTTATTGGTATAAGTACAAATTCAAATCGTAATGGTGACGCTATTCTAAAAGAACAACCATTTGTAATTTTAGAAGATAGCTTATGGAGCGGAAAAACTCGTTGGGCTAAAATAGCATATTAAAATAATGAATAAAAGTTTTACAAATATCAATGAAAGTTCTGATATTTGGTACCATGGAACACCAGATGTTAGAGAATTAAGAAAAGAAGGTGGTTTTACTTCTAGAACCACCACATTGGATTATATCAAAGACCTTGAAGGTTACCACCAGCTTCAAGAAAAAATGAAAGAAGCTAGAGCTGAAGGTGATGAAAACGCATATTTTAAATACATAGATATGGTCCCAAAAACTAGAGATGTTTTTAAAATGAGAAGCCCAGTATTCTTTACTAATAACCATACCGTTGCTAAAACATATGCCAACCCATCAAGAGCTTTCGATAACCAAAATTCAATTGAAGATGTGTTAAAGGCCCAAATAAGAAGTAATAACGGTGTTACGATAAATGCAACAGGTGATAGATTTAGATTTATAGATACTAGCAAGGTTAAACGAGGGTTTTTGAATGCTGGTGTTAATGAAAAAGAATTTGATTTGGTCTTAAGTAGATTTAATTACTATTTATCTAATAAAACGGGTATAAAAACCGATATGATAGCAGCGTTAGCTGAATGGTTCACATTCGATTATGTTGATGTAAACGGTGTTTTAGACTCACATGAAGGCGGCTCAATTAAATCAACTGTAAGGATGGTTTTGGACCCAACAGACATTAATATTATAAGTAAATGAATGAAGATAAAATAAAAGGTGGCTTAGCTGATGGTAAATCAGTTTCAGATTTGGCTAAAAAACATGGAATATCTACATCTCAAGTAGAGAAACAATTGGACAAAGGTAAAGAAGTTGAAATGGAACATGTTGACGATGAAGATACTGCAAAAGAAATAGCAATGGACCATGTTTATGAAGACCCAAAATATTATGATGAGTTGGCAAAAATGGAAAAGAGAAGGAAAAAAGAAATGGGTGAAAACCACATAATCATCAAAAAATTACTTAGAGAAGAAATCGATTTGTCTGTTACTGATGAATCCCCAGATACTACAACTATTTTAGTGGAATACAATGGCCGTAATGCTGGTGTTATTATGGTTACTAAAGCAAACGCAGAAAAAACACTAGAAGTTGTAGGAATTAAATTTAAAAAAGACTACGAAACACTCTTCATTATTAATGAAGCCATTAAATCATTATGGGGAATGTTTAAAGAAATAAATGCAATCATTGTGGCCCCAAAACCAGAAGGCATTGAAATGTGGAATAAACTAGGATTCTCCAGAATTTCACCTAATTACCTTATCTCAAATAGAGGTCATTAAAAAATATTTACAAAAAAACTTGTTTATTTAAAATTTTTTTAGTTACATTGCATAAAAGATTACAATGACTGAAAAAACTAAAGGTTACATTAGACATTACGATAGGGATATGTGTGAAGATTGTGTTTTTTATGATTCCAATTTCAATTCAGCCCCACACCAAAAATGGAGAACTTTGTGTACATTTTTAGACGAACCTTTTGATGTCTATCAATATGATTATTGCGATGAATTTAAAAAATATGAACCATGAAAAATTTACCAGAAGGTATGATACCCAACAGAGACAATGGGGTTTATTTTGATACCGAAAGAATGCAATTCTATATCGTTCACTGGGAAGATGGTGGAAACAATGATATTGCAACTAGACATTATATTAATATTAATACAGTAAAATAACATGACAAAAAACAGTCTTGACGTTACAATGGATTGGATTCGTAGTATGAAAGCCAATAAAATCCAGCATAAGATTAAGTTAACCGAATATAAAAACGGTAAAGAAATAAAAAATGAAGACTAAGCCCGTTTTATTAGAAAAGCCTAATTTAGAGGACTTGATTAAAAGTCTACAGGCTTATATTGATTTTTACGAAACATACCCGACAGAAGGTCATGAAGACCTTCAATCGGATTATGAATACCCAATATTAGCGAATTGTGTTAATGCTTTTTTTGGTGATGATGTTTATGATTATATAAACCAACAAACAAATGAATATGATAAAATAAATTATCCTCATATTAAAAACGAATAAATATTTTAAATAATGGATTTTGGACGAAGAAGTGAAAGAACTAAAAAAATCATTAGTTGTTTTGGTAAAATGACTAACGTAAGCACTGCAAGGGTTATGGGAGTTTCAAAAGCGTGGGTAACAAAGGTATGGCAAAGAGCTGGATTGGATTACGAAATTGATGAAATGTTTAAAAATGGGTATATCTAATGATACTATATCTTAGAAACGATAATAATAGAAGTATTTTTTCTATTGACGTGTGGGTTAAAACAGAAGATAAACATTCTTTTGTTGAAGTATCGGCAAATGTGAATATCACAAATTATTCAAATCTATTGCTTGAAAATTTACATAGAAAAAATAAGGTAATCGAAGATTTTGATAATTTGAGTGAACTTAGAGGTTGGTTATGGGAACGTTATTTTATAGTAGATAAAAATGATGGTACCCAAATAGATGATGTGATAAAAAAGCTTAAAATTATTTTAACTAAAGTGGCCAAAGATTATAAATTAAATTTAATAACAGATTAACAAATGGGGAGAACAATAGAAATTGAATGTACAGCCGATGTATACATTGACGAATATGCGGATAAAATTAGTGATGAAGCACTTTTTAGTGAAGTCATATCAAGATTAGACCAACAAAAATCTGGTAAATATAGAATGAAATTTTTTGAAATAATGGGGGACTTTGAGGATGATACTCTGATAGATTTAATTTCATCAGCTAAAAATTTGAGTATTGTACAAGCCGATAAATTAAAAAAATTTATAAATAATATATAATGAAAAAATATGAAGACATTATTATCGAACTAAACTATAACCTACCAGACAGTTGGGACTATGGATACTTTTGCTATGAAACAGCTGGTTATTATGAATGTATAAAATTTGGTCATGAAATCTTATGGGATAGTGAAAATTATAATCATCGTGAACAAGATGATTTATTGTTATTTGTTAAACAACAATTTAATTCATACGTCAATAAGATTAAAAAAGTTATGTTCATAACACCATTAACCGATAATGAAAATGCTTACGATGTAATATCTTCTATTATTGATGATATACAAGATAGAAAAGGTTTAGGTAATGAATGGGAACAAATTGATAGTGATACCCAAGACGAAATAATTAAAACTTGGGTAAATATATTAGAAAGAAATATATAATGGGAACATAAGTAATTACAAGAAGAGATGTTACTTTTTATGAAGTAACAAAGAATACAACAAAGAGTTCAGATGATTCTTTAAAAACCAAATTTAGAACCTTACCTGAGGCTAGAGACTTTGGTAGAAATTTACTTAAATCAGGAAACTTTAAAGCATTAAACAATTCAAACGGTGTCATTTTACCGTTATAATTAATTTCTTTTGGGATAAGGTTTAATCAGATGTTCGATTTGTCGCTTTAAGAATTTTTTATTCTTTTTGCTACCTAAGAAATAAAAGTATCTATGCTTATTATACTGCGGTACGAATTCAGCATCTGGATAAATCTTTAATATATCTTCCTTTTTCTGGGAACCAATCTTATTACGAATAGCTCTGGCCCCATATATCTTACCGTTGATTCTAACACCAAATCTATCTTTAGGATTTTTATTCTTTATCTTCGGGTTGCTCTCACGCATGCTCCCAATGTAAGTAAAATTACAAGCTTGATAAATGGTGCCGATTTCACCAGCTGCTTGGTCAATAGTAGCCGTAATCACGTCATACTCAATAGGAAGCTGTTTAATACTCTCCATTATCAATTTACTACCAGAATGCGGATGTGCCCAATGAACACAAACACCCCTACTTAAAAGAAGCATACGACCCGTATAATGGTATTTGTCCCAGTGACCTAAATTTTCTATATAATCTTTACCAAAAACAGTTACACCAGCACACACACCATCGTAGAAGATACCAAAATGATATAAGCTGAATGCTGGCATACAACCTAACCATTCATACTCTTCAACTATCTTTTTTGCCAATGCTCTATCTATGGGTTTAACAACAGCATTTGAAATGTCCCTATTGATAGTTTCCCAAATAGGTGTTTCACCTGATTGTTGTTCTTCAAGTTCTTTTTGTTCTCTAATTTTTCTTTGGTAAGCTTTCCCTACTGGTAGAATAATTCTGTCTTTCATGGACAGAATATAAGGAAAATTGAGGAATAAGTAAACAAAAGAAGACGCTATTTAAACGTCTTCTTTGTTTTATAATAAATCATAATTAACCAAAACTTGATTAACTCTGCTTGCTGGTATTTTATCACCGTAAGCAACCATTAAATCTTCAAGTTCGTAATAAGCATCTGGCACTATCTCTTTAGCTTTTTTTGCCATCGACATAACTTTCTTCATGCTATAAACCTGAACTTCGTTAATTATCTTTTTTTTTTAACGATGCTGTTGATTTTAGCCCCTTTAGCTTGTAGTTTCCTTAATTGGGATTCAGTTACCGTCATTTTTTTAACTTTAGTAACCTTTTTAGCTGGAACTAAATTTCTTTCAATAATAGTTTGCTCAACAATATCATTTATCAAATCAACTAATCTTTCTTCATTGATTTTTACTATTTTAGATTTTTTATCTGCCATTACATTTGTATTTTAATATAAATATACCGAAAACAAACAAAAAAACTAAATTTTATAACTTATTTAGGTGGTTTTGGTAAAGGTTGCCAATGAGTAACCTTATCCATCAAGATATTATCAGTGCCAAACACTGTAAAATCTATTTCTTCACCATCAGTATGTTTCCAAGCAATAGCCATAAGCCCATTATTTGCACAATATATCAATACGGGCTTATACCACACTGGAGACTCTTCATCTATATTAATCCATTCCATAATTAAAATAATTAACCACCATTACACAGCTTGTCAGCTCCACTTGAGGCGGCATACGCTTCGGGTTTTACCTTATATGTGAAATTCATACCTTTACAGAAACCAACAACCTCGGTGAAGGCAATGTTAGATGCCCACATTGGGTTAGGATTAACATCAGCGTGAATCTCCATATCAATATCGTACAACTCAATCAATGGTAATATGTGAAAACATGTGTTGATTGACATTTGCACTTCTTTGAGCATTCTTTCTCTAATTGTTGGTCTAATTTTTTCATGGAATATTCCAGAAATAACTTTGGCACCTAAACCTTTGTATTCCATTTTACCGTAATACATACCTAAAGGCTCTCTCATCTCAATGATAATAGCAGTTGCATATTGGAAACCTTTACCTCTCTTTTGAGAGTCGGTTCCAACGCAAATTTTAAGGTGTCTCCCTAACTCATGTTGTTGTTCAACTATCTTTTCCAAGTAGTCGATTAATGGTTCGTTAATCATTCCATGATTAACCCTCTTCCATTTAATGTCTTTTACTTCCATTTTTATATTTTTATTAATTTAACAAATCAAACAAAAATATAAAGAGGGTAATATTTTTATCTGTTTAATAATCCTTTAAACTCGTTTAAGTTTACATTCGGTAACCATTCTTTTAGTTGGTCAAGTATCTCATTATTGAGACAATCTTTACCATAAGAAAAATATTCCAAATGACCGCCATTAGACGAATCTAATTCTTTTATGGTTTCTGGTATCTTTTTTAAATAGTTACCAGAAACATTAATTACTACCAAATTTTTAAGTCTTCCAATGCTACTAGGTAGCTCTGTTAAACCATTGTTAGGTATTGATAGATTACCTAATTTATCCAATTCCCCAATATCTGGAGAAACCTTATCTATTTTACAGTTTCTAATTATTAAACTATACGCATTTTTAAATTTGCCAATTTTCTTCATCTCACCTAAATTCTCATCCAGTATCACAATTTCTTCAGTATCAGGTGGTAATACTTCAAAAACCAAATCGCTAAATCCAAATCGTTTTAAAGCTTTAACATAAACATTCTCATGATAATTCTTATGAGAATGTCTAGCAAAATCAATCAATAAATCATAAAAATAATTGCTCAACCCAACATTATCCCTTATCAATTCACCCATATCATCAATTTGTCTATCAGACTTATCCATGTATTGATTACTTTCAAAATTAAGTTGATATAACTCATTGGTCTTATCTGGATTTCCATCTTCCAACAAATACGTTTTAGGTATTACAATATACAAGTCAGAATACGTTTTCTTTGACGTTTTTCTTTTTGTATAACTTTCATACCCACCTTTACTTGTTGTACACCATCTAGTAAAGCTAAAAAATAATCTACTGGCCGAAAGTGTCTTAGGAATAAATACTAAAACTTTTCTATCTTCATACGGTATCTTACCTTTACCTAATTTAGCATACAATCTAATGTCCTTTGCTAATTTAGATACATTCTTCTCAATATAAGGGTCAACTGCATCAAATAAATGAGATAAATCCCTATACTGGTTAATATTAGACGGGTCACTAATCTCTTTGAATGCCTCATTGTTAGAGCATAGCTTTTTGAATTTTGGTTTATGCTTTTCAGCATGAAAAATTTCCAAATATTCTGCCGCTATTTCCAAATCTTCAGAAGCAAACCTAATAGCTTCACCACCCATACCTTCTTTTATAAACCTAACGAATGTTGTTAACATCCATTGTACATACTCCTTATGGTCTGTTGGGTCTGTTTGAACCATCTTTATAAAAACATCCTCATAAACCCTTACCTTATCAACAACAAGTTCATTGGTGTTTTTATACTTACGCTCATTCCATGTATGAACAGCATATAATATATTTTCACCAGTATCCATTAAATCAGAAATGCATCCATTAATTGTATTTAATTTCCCCCATTCCATATTAAGAGTATCAACTGACATCTCATTAAACTCGTCTTGGTCAAACACATCAAATTTCTTTGCCAAAAATTCAATTCTCTTTATAGGCGTTTTTTTAGTCACTTATCAATATCATCTTTATAATGCACAAAGATAATCAAAAAAAATGAGAAAAACAACCTTATAAGAACATTTTTGTTATATCACTGTCAATAAAATATTCTATGTGATTTAATAAGTAACCTAATGTAGGTTGGTTTTCTTTTCTAACCATGATGGATTGTAAAATTTCGTTGGGATTTTCACCAGGAATCAATCTTGATTCAAATTCATCATACAAATCATGATAGCCTAAATCAATGAACTCACCTAAAATCTCATTATAGGTTATCATTCTTTCAATCTCAATGCTGGTGTAAAATTTATTAAGGGAACTTTTTTTAAAAGCTTCGTGGATTCTGCCTGAGAACTTGTCCCCAAAAGCAGTAAGGTTTTTACTTCTTAGTTTCATAATTTACCTTTTTTATGTTACTAATAAATATAAATCTTAAACCCCAAACTACCCCAAATTCGATTAAATTTGCCATAAAAAAAACCTATCATTTTTGTTGGTATGATAGGCTATTGCTTA